ATCGGTCATAACAATCTCCTTTAATTAAAATGGAATATTAATATCAAAACTATCACATCCGGTCACAATAACCTTAGCCGGTACAGTTGCACGGTAATGATTGCAAAAGTAAACTTCTTCTTTAAAATGCAAACAATCTGTACAATTACGCTCTAATATCTTTAACTTTTCGTTAAAGTCTTTTAGAGATATTAGAAGGTCTTGTACTTGAAAGTGTATGTTTTGCATAGTTATACCAAAGAATCACAATAATTTTCTGCGACAATTAATAAAGTATCTCTATCCACTATTTGAAACCATTCAAATGTTGTTGCTTTAGCATGGTTTTTGCATTCTTCAATTGAATTAAACACGTCTATGAAATCTAGCATACCCCCGTTCGCTTCATAGAAATTCATTAAAAATAATAAATATTTCTTAGGTTTATTAGTAGCCTCTTTTTCATATTTTTCAATCAAATCACAAGCAGCCAACCTAGCATCCATTATTTGATCATAAGAAAAGCCGCTAGGGTTACGAAGTATATGTAATATTGTTTTAGTTTCCATTTTACTCACCCGTTAAAATTTTCAATTATATCATTTGCCGTTCGACCAGCAGCTTCATATCCTTCGATATAACGAAGAATTTGAACAAGGTCCATTTCCCCGCCACAATTTTCACATTTTAACTTGGCTCCAAATTTACGAACTTCAGGCCAAACAAATCTATGACGAGGGCATTGTTTTAATCTTGCGTCATTCGCTTTAACAGTTTCAAGAATTTCTTTAAAATTAATACTCATTATTTGCCTCTCAAATCAATTAAAACGTCCTTATCGCATTCTCTTATAATTCCTTTAATTGCATTGCAATAATTACAATTATACTCAGAATAGTGAGCGTGGTTTGATTCTTGTTTATGGTTTAAGCATAAGTTTAAATTATGCTGATTAGCTTTCTTTATTTCAAGACTTCGTTTAAATTCAATTTCTTTTAAAGTCTGTTCTAACAATCTTCGATCTGTAAAGAATAATTTTATCAGTTTAAACATTTCAACCTTCCTCCACAAACTTTTTCCAATGAATAAAATGACTTTCTATAGCCAAATTATGTACAGGTATAAAACAATGTTCAGCTATGGAAATTGCCGTACCTGCACCACCAGTTTCTTTGCATCGTGTCGAATGTGATATACAACCATCTGGTGTCCAGCATATCACAGCTTGGCAAGGATGAATCAGTTCCTTACCGAGTATCTGAAAACAGTTACGAGCATGAAGAGACTTTACGTAATAACTTTTGCAAGCTCCCCAAGCTGGATGAAATCGTGCGGCAAGCCCCAAAGCCGCGTTTGTTACATCTTTTGCGTAAAAGATTTCCTTCGGACCATTTACCGCGTTACATCCTGCTTGGAATGCGTAATCGGCTCCAGGTGCCCCACCTGATCGTAGGGCAACGTTCATTTTCCCTAGTTTCTGAGCAATGTAATACATTAGTTCAAGAACATGATCGGGGGTTTGCCTGGAGCCGATACCGGCATATGCGTTTACTGCTGGTGACATTTAATACGACCCTGACCCTGATCCTGACCCTGATCCTGACCGTGATCCTGACCATGACCATGACCCTGACCCTGATCCTGATCCTGACCGTGATCCTGACCATGACCCTGACCCTGACCCTGACCCTGACCCTGATCCTGACCCTGACCGTGATCCTGACCATGAGCGTGACCATGACCCTGACCCTGACCGTGATCCTGAATTTTCATAACCAACTCTTAAAATAACCGAATTCATTTTTGACTCCTGGGGGAGAGTTTTATTTGCACAGCGTCGACTACTGAACCACGACCGATAATTACCCTACCGTCTGGAAAAGGTTCAACTTCATTAAATTCTGCCTTTTTAAGAGCATCGGAAAAACGACCAGTGTCGGCAATCCAAGCAGCATCTTCAAGAATAAGCTCATGTTCGTTGAAACCTACAAGTTTTCCAGTATCAACCATCGTTACGGTACGAATCAGATAAATCTTGCCGATTTCCCATGAAGTACATTGTGTTGTCGGTACACATTTTTGAGATTGAATATTAAATAACGCGTTGATTTCTTTCAGTTGTCCTAATGTCAAATCATTAATGTTCATTTTGTTCTCCTTTTTAAGTTAGTGTTCAACTTCGCCCTTTCATCAGCAAGAGTACTATTTCACAATCAACCTGTCAACATAAATTTACCATTCGTACCCCATTATTTCCGGAAACTTCTTATTCGTCCATACTCTAATCCTTCTCGGTACGCGTAGCATAGATACTATCGCAAGTGCCTCATCGGTTGTAACCGGCAACTCATGAGCGTAATGTTGTCTGAACCAATCTCTAGCATTTTTACCAGCAAACCCTTGGTGCTCAAGACATACAAACTTAACAAACCTTTTCAATCCTGCAAAGTAGGACACCTTTATCATTGGTGGTGATCCTATCTTTTCATGTTTATGGTAGATCACCTTTGTTACATCATAGTATTCAATGACCGGTGCGTCTGAACGCATGATAGCGTCAGTGTATGCAGTTGGGTTAAGTTTTGTTTGAAACTTAAACTCAAAATTACATTCAGGGTTACAGCATATCCGTGCTGCTGCATGGTTGTATGTACCGCATTGTTCACAGATTTTAATCGGTACTTCGCCGGTAGCTTTACCTTTTTTGCGGGGAATACGGGGGTCGTTGATTGGTCCCAAGTTTTTAACATTACCTGCGTAATCAAGAACTAAACAATATTTTTTATTCGGGCTTGTTCTCATTCCTCTACCAAGCATTTGCACATGTAAAGAAGGGCTTACGGTAGGTCTTAAACCAACAATAAGATCTACAGGGGGATGATCAAAACCGGTTAGAAAAATACCCATTCCACAAAGAGCTTTTATTTTACCCGATTTAAAATCGCGGATACGTTCATCCCTAAGCCTAGAAGATAATTTGGAATGAACCGCCGCTGAACAGATTCCAAAACTACTTAAAATTTCAGATGCTGTTTCAGATGATTTTACCCCTGCTGTAAATATTAACCAACTATCTTTATCGTAACCATATTCAACAGCCTCTGTTAAAGCTTCGTACATTATTTTATCAGCGGCTTCGTCCGATTGACCTTTAGAAAAATCTCCATTAACTATTGTAAGCTTTTCTCTATCTATAGATACTTTTGTGGGTTTTGGTACTAATGGGCATAAATATCCCTCTGCTAGAAATCTATTAAAAGAATCTACGTTTGTTAAATCGTAGCATATGTCAGTAAAGATTCCATTATCAGTTAATAATCCCTGACCCATCCTGAATTTTGTAGCTGTTAACCCTATAATTCTTAAATTTGGATTTTTTTCAGTCAAACAATTTATAATTTTTTGATAAGTAGTATTTTCTTTAGGAGATACAGTGTGACACTCGTCAACAAGCAACAAGTCTCTATGTCCAAAATTATCAATAGATTTAACTATGGAATGCATTGTACCAAATATTATAGGTTGTATAACATCTTTTCTATTTAAACCTGCTGCATTTATTCCAACCGGTGCATTTGCCCACATTTTATGCATTTTATCAACATTTTGAACAACCAGTTCTTTGGTAGGAACTGATACAATAATTCTTTGATTTGGATATAAATGAAATATCTTTTTTATAAATCCTGCAATAACCCAACTTTTCCCAGTTCCACAAGGCATCGCTATCATTGGATTACCTTTATTGCCTTCAAAAAAGAAATTTAAGGTGATTTCAACACCTTCGTATTGATATGGGCGCAAAGCAGATAACATCAACAGTTAATACCTAGTTTTATTTTTAATCAAATCTAACATTAAATGACATTATAATATTTATCAACAAAACCGTTCTCAATTTTACCTACTACACAATTGTTGATCCAAATGTTACCTTTTGGTAGTCGTCTTATATGACCTCTTCTTAAGTGTTGTTTTGGAGAAGCGTGTGTGCCGCCCTTATGAGTTTTATCAACCTCTTTTGATTTGGAATTTACTACTAGAATTTTTGTTTCATAAAAAGGTACTTTTCCATCTTTAATACGACGATCATTCTTCTTTTTGTTAATTGGTTCTAGTAACTCAATATAAACATTTCGACAAGTTAACGCTTCCAACATTTCTAAAAAAGGTTGTACTGCATGATCTGCTTGGCTTTTAAACATTTCTAAATATTCTTCAGATAAGTCTTTTGCGTGAGAATAAATATATGTAGTTTTATCATTAAATAAAACACCTTGATTAAATTTAATACACACTTTACTAAATACCTAAACATTATATATTGTAGTATGTAAAAACGGAAGTACCATAATTTCGTTTTTATTTTCTATTGCTAATACAATTTTTTTATCAAGCGATATGCTAGTATAAGTTTTATTATTTATTTCAATATTTATTTTATCTTTACCATAATTTGACGAAGGCGTGTGATACTCGACCGTCATACATTTATAAGGCAGCTTTAGTGAATTTTCATGTAAACCTTTATATTCATCGTTTAAAATGATACCATCGTCAGGTAAAGCAAAATGCTCATTTGTTTTTACTAAATTTGCAATATGATTCCTAATGCTATCGTCTAAAAATAAAACTTTGTTGTTTTTAATTTCTTTTTCTAATTGAGCGGCATAATTTCTTGCGGTTATCATACTACTCTCCTTTCTAATCCTTCACAATAGTAGAATACCTAGCCCGAAAAGAAGCATTCTCCCATTCAGCCCGATA